AACAGCTCGTCCATCGACGAAGTATCAATTCAGTTTCTTTCCGAAAAAATCCTCTGCTCGGAGTGCGGCTTTGATTACAAGCAAGCAATGGCAGAAGACAACTACATGCCGCTTATTCTTCTCGAATGTGAAGAAGGGCATAAAATCGGAGTAAATGGAGTCCATACGAACATCGTTGGACTTGAAGACGTAGTAGAACTCAGCTTGGTTAGTCGTGGTGCAGCAAAAAATTCCAAGATTATTGCGCCATCTGATGCTAAGTTGGGTAAAGAAGCTCAGAGGCTTGCAGCGGCAGGCGTAGAGTTGGATAATATTTATTGCACCGCCTCAACAGGCGACCAAGGAGAAGAAGAAGTGGATTTCAAGGAACTTAGCGCGAAGCTGTCGAGCCTGACCGACGACAAGATCGAACTTTCGACGAAGCTTAACGCTGCTACTAGCGAAAATACTCGCCTCGAAGGTGTAGTTACCGAACGTGACGAAACAATCACTGCACTGACTGCAGAACGCGACGACCTGAAGACTCAGCTGGAAGCTGCCTCGGAAGAGGGTGACCTCGATGCCGATCAGACTGCCGCACTGAACGGTCTTATCGGCAAGCAGTACGTGGCGCTTAAGGCGCTGGACGGTGATACCGATGCCAAGGTCCTTGATGAAGTCGCCCTGATGGTCGATTACATCACCGGCAACGAAACTCGTCTGAGTGCCCTGATCCCCGCAGGGGGAGCTTCTCAGGGAGCAGGCTCGGGTGAAACCGAAGAAGAGCAGAAAGCTCGTGCAGCAGAAGCGCGTCTGTCGGCAACCGCTGACAGCTACCGCTCGTAAGAATAGAATTTAAGGAGTAAACGAATATGGCTTTCAGTCCAAATCAGATCGTGCTTGATGGTTTCACACAGCACGACTTCGCGTTCACCATGTTTCTCGCAGCAGGCCACGGTCTGACTGACGCTGAGCTGATTGGTCGCGCAGTCTCGATTGATACCTCGGCTACTGCTACCGTCAAGGTAGCCGCAGCAGATGAAGCAATCTACGGTCGAATTTTCCAGGTCGAAGATCGCTCGCAGGAAGGTGTCGTAACGGTAACCGTTGAGACTCGTTTCCGCAAGCGCCTCAAGAAGGACAGCGGTACTGCCTTCACTATCGGGGCTACCGCAATCGGTGAAGGTGACGGTCTTGTCAAGCCCGCTGCCGCAGCAGACCCGGCCAAGAACGTCGTTCTTGCCGTCGAAGATGAATATGTCATCGTTGAACAGTAAGAACTAGAAAAGAAAATAGGAGTAACTACGACATGAACTTTAAGCCTACTACAGAGCTTACTGCAAACCGCCGCCCTGTAGATCAGGTGGTCGGTAAGCTGATGAGCGAAAACGGTGCCGAGTCGCAGGAAGCTGGTCTCAAACTCATGGCTTCGGCCAAGGAGTACGGCCTGAATATCGCAGACTACCTCCGTCTGGCCGTTGAGCCGGAAGGCAAGGTAGCCGAACTCGGTATGGATGGTTATGAAGCTACCAAGGTTTTCCTTGGCCTTCCGACGAAGAACGATTATCGCAATGCGGTGACGCTGCAGGCTGCTGCCGACGCGTTCGCTTCGTATCGCGGTGTCCGTGCCCTCTTCCCTGAGGTTATCGACGACGTCGTTCAGTGGAAGTATCGTCAGACGGAATTCGAAACTCCCGAAGCACTTGTTTCGCAGAGCCGCACCATCAATGGTACGGAACTGATTACGACGGTTGTTCAGGATTCGGAAGAAGACTACGAACGTTACGGCATGATCGGTGAAGGTGCCCGCATCCCGGTGTGGAGCATCAAGGCCAGTGATCAGTCGGTCAAAATCTTCAAGTTCGGTGTTGGCCTTGAGTGGACTTACGAGTTTGCTCGCCGCGCTAGCCTCGACCTCGTTACGCCGTACGTGATGCGCGCTGAACGTGCTACGAAGATGGCTCAGACTGCCACTGCCTACAGCCTGATGGTGAACGGTGATGGTGTCCACGGGCAGGCCCCTGTTCGTGATGCTTCGGACGTTGTGACTGACAACAGCCTCGACACGAGCGGTGTTGCAGCCGGTAAGATCAACTGGGAAGTCCTGACCGCGTGGCTCGTTGAGCGCGCCAAGAAGGGTGCCCCGATTGACACCGTTGCTGGTAACTGGGACACGTATCTCCAGTGGCGTCTGATGTTTGCGAAGCCTTCGGTTTCGGAAGGTCTGACCCAGATGGAAATGCTGCAGCGCGCAGGTGTCTCGACGGCACAGGCCAACCCGCAGCTGGACCTCAACATCAACTTCGCCCTCGTCTCGGACGCTTCGGCTAACCAGCTCCTTGGTTTCTCGAAGAACGATACGGTCGAAGAGCTGATCGAGAACGGTTCGGACATCGAGGAAAGCGAACGAGTGATCAAGAACCAGAGGGTCAACCTCTACAGCACCAAGAACGCAGGTTACCGCCTGATCTTCGGTGACACTCGTGAGATTCTGAATCTCGACGCGATTGCTTAATCCCCAACAATGAGAGGGCGGGGCCAGTCCCCGCCCTTTTTCTATCAGGAGAAGACCTATGGCTAAGACCGCCAATGAAGAACAGAAGACAACCGAGCAGACCAAACCCAAGGCTGACACCAAGCCCAAGGCGAAGGAAACTGCAACCTTCAACCAAGAAGAAGCGAAGACCGTAAAGCTGGTGACACCTAAGGGCACCCAGCTCTACAACCCCGCTACCCGTGTAACCTACACGGCCAAGGAGCCTCAGGAAGGAAGCATGAGCGATCAGTTCATTGTGACCAACCTCAACCGTGGTAAACTCAAGAAGGCTTAATCGTGATCCAAGAAGGTAAGCGTTTCCGTCATTTGATTCAGTTCAATACTGGTGAAAAAAAGAAGAACAGAAAAGAAAAAA